TGGAATGATGAGCATGTGGAAAATTCATAGACATGTAGCCAATGACAATTATAATTGGAAAGCAGGCTTTGAAGCTGCATGGACAGCGGCAGGTGGACACATTGATGATTTGAAGTGATATGGCAATCTGGATACTAATACTCATTTCACTATTGCAGGTGTACATACTAGCTGCAATCTATGACAATACAAAATAATCAAACACAAATACAAATGGAACAAAAGAACAACACAGGAGCAATCTTCAAAAATGACAAGAAGACTGCAGAGAATCAACCGGACTACCGTGGTAAGATGATGGTGGATGGCAAAGAGTGGGAGATTTCACTATGGGTACGTGAGTCGGCCGCTGGCAACAAGTACATGAGTGCTGCCATCAAAGAGCCATACGTTAAGCCAGACGAGTCTGCACCAGTAACACCAAAGAAAGATGATTCAGATGATGGTATGCCTTTCTAAAGATGAGCAACTGACAGACTGGATGATACGTCAAGTGAAAGAGCGGTGCCGTGACAGGTACCGTCTCATTCACCTGGCAGAAGACACTGGCTTGAAGTACAATCAGCTGTGGAGATTCATGAACGGTCACCAGGTTAATCAACAATTCATCAATGACCTGTTCAAAATTTTAGTACATTAGCACATGTTTTGGTCAAGGGAAGCATATGAGATCAGCAAGAAAATAACAGGCAACAATGAGCTGCATGTTGACTTGGTGTCTCATGTGTTTCTTCTTTTACACCAGCTCAATATCAGTGAAGATGAACTACCAAGGACCTTTGCCAAATTCGCATACAATCAGTGGACATGGCAACAGTCAGAATTCAACCGGATGTATCAACGTGGCATCATCAACATTGAACTGCCTGACTCATTCACCAGCAAAGATGCTGAAGACTTCAGTGAGTATGAAGACCTGCTGATTCAGTACATTGAGATGGCACCAAAGGATGACAATGATCTATTCTGTAAAGAGATAGCAAAGATGCACCTTTATGGGATGACCTACAGAGACATCCGGAATGAAACAGACCTTTCACTTCAAACAATTCACCAAGCAATCAAACAATTCAAATATGATCTCTATAATTTTTACAATCACACTGGTATCAATAGGATTGGCAAGAGCGTTGATGACGTTCAACCTGCCTGACTACAAGCCATTGAACTGCCAGTCATGCCTATCATTCTGGATAGCTGTGGTAGGATACTTGGCTATTGATCCATTCATGGTGATGCTGGCATTTATCACCTACCTAGTATCTGACTTAATCATGATCTATGAAGCTCATTAGAAGATTCTGGAACTGGCTCACTAGCAAGAAGACCAACCAACCAACCAACCAACCAGTAGATAAATCAGCTGATGAACTTCACCTGGTCACTATTGGTGCTTTGCTCATCAATGAGCTGTACAAGTCACGTGAGCTCAGAAAGAAGATACGTGGCACTAACTTAGAAACACAATTAAAAAAATTACTGAAATGATACTATCAAAAGAACTGAATGCTCAACTGGAGCGCTTCAGCAGAACACGATCATGTTCACTAGGAAGTGAACTGAAGAATGAACTAGCATTAGTGCTGTTTGAAACCAATGGCAAGCGCTTAAACAAGTCATGTGGCACATGCATCAGGAATGCTATGCAGGATGTATTGAACTTCATGGCTAGAGAAGTGCGCCTAGAGTCATTCATTGGTGTACGTCATGAACGTGCAAATGCTGAGAAACCAAACACACCATCTAGAGAAGAATTGCAACAAGAGAATGAAGATGCTAGATTGACTTTGGCACAGCTGGAAAAAATGACCTACAAAGAGCTGAAAGCATATGCTGGTATCAAAGGAAATATAAAGAGAGAGAAGATATACGAACTACTACATCTAAAATAGAACAGCTTTACATATTATAGATTGGACCAATGGCAAAGAGCAAAGAATTCCTGTACACACTGTATCAATTAGCAGAGATCTACATTGATGATTGTCTGTCTCACACTACACAAGAGGTGTCTCAAGGTAAGGTGGTGGAGAAGATGAATAGACACATTCCTACTGTGGACTTTTTTTTGCGTATTTGGATACCAAGAAACTATTCAAAAAAAGACACTATAAAAAGACCTACCTACTATAGATGGCTGAACTGGACCAACACTGAGAAGCAACGTGTCATCTTTGACATTGACGAAAACTTCAAAGCATTAGCCAGGGATATTGTAGCCAATGAGGGCAAAGGTATCTTCTATGCAAAGAATAGATTGAACATGCATGACCGTCAACAGGTAGAGACAAAGACGGTGGAGAAATTTGACTTTGAATAAGACATCTGCTGCAACCCAGATATGCGTATCTCATCACTGGCATCTGTCATAAGTGTGTGCGCAAGCAAAAGAATCAGTATCTTTGCTGTGAAATCTCACAATCAAAGAATCGAGTGATTCAGAATTAAGCTGTGTGTCCAGATGTGATGCACAGCTTTTTTAATTCAACACCATGAGCACAATCAAAGGATACAAGCCACATGACAATCAACGGTCCATTCACAATGCCATCAATCACGGCAAGCAGAAGTACTATGCACTGAACATTGGCAGGCAGTTTGGAAAGACAATGCTTGGAATCAATCAGATGCTGTACTGGGCCATCAATGACAAAGGATGCAACATTGCTTGGGTAACACCAGTGTACAAGCAAGGCAAGAAAGTATTCAGTGAGATGGAACGTGCCACTGCTTCATCCGGACTCTTTGACTACAACAAGTCTGACCTGATCATCAGTGGCTTTGGATCCACAATCACATTCTTCAGTGGTGAGCGCCCGGACAACATTCGTGGTAACACCTTTGACTACCTGATTATTGATGAGATGGCTTTCACTAGACCAGAGCTGTGGGATGAGGTGCTGTCTGCAACTGTCCTGGTGAAAGGAAAGAAAGTGCTATTCATCAGTACACCCAAAGGAAAGAATCACTTTCACAAGATGTGCATGCAGCCAAACTATGATGACCGCTACATGTACTTTCACTACACGTCATATGACAATCCAATGATTCATCCTGCAGACCTTGAAGAAAGAAAGCGGTCCATGCCTGACCACATCTTCAGACAGGAGTACATGGCTGAATTTATTGACAATGCATCCGGACTATTCAAGAACGTGCGCACATCTGTTGGTCAATGGGAGCCAAAGGGCAGAGCATATGCAGGGCTTGACATTGGTAGGGCAGATGACTACACCGTGCTCACTATCCTGAATGAAGACGGTCACATGATCTATGTGCAAAGGTGGCGGCATGATGAGTGGAGCAGGATCATTGACAAGGTGGCCGATGTCATCAAGGCATTCAATGCAGTCACGGTGGTAGAGGTCAACAATCAAGGTGATGTATTCTTTGAGATGCTACAGACCAAATGCAGAAACAACGTGCACCCATTTGTGACCACATCCAAGAGCAAGCCCATCATCATTGAAGATCTAGCACTGGCATTTGAGCAAGGTGACATCAAGGTGCTGAATGAGTCATGGCTACTTGATGAGCTTGAGAATTTTACCTACATTTACAATGTGAACACACGTAAAGTGCAGTATAGTGCACCATCAGGGATGCATGATGATGGAGTGATGAGCACAGCACTAGCTATGCATTCATTGAAGCACTACAGATTGAAAGGAAAATATAAGATATTAAGAGCATGACCATTAAACTACCAGCAACAATACAGGACTGCACACCAGAACAGATGGCCAAGTGGCTGATGATAGCACCAGTATTTGAAGAATCAAAGAATGACTTGTCTGCATCACTTGACTTTCAGTGTCAGCTCATCAGCATCTTCAGTGGCATGAGTGTGAATAAGGTCCGCAAAGCTCACATTGATGACGTGCTGGCATGCACCACACACATACTTCAAATGCTTGCAACATACAAGCAGAAAGAAACACCAACAGGTAGAGTGGAGATTGACGGACAAGTGTATGTGTTCACACCTGACATCTCAGTGATGAGCACTGGACAGATCATTGACTTGAAGCTGATTGAATCAGTACAAGAAGATCCATGTGCACAACTCAAGCTCAGATGAAAGAAATGACTCAGAGTGGTTCATCTGGACAGGGCTCATTGTTCACTTGGCTGAGAAGCTTCAAAAAGACGTGGACCAGATAACTAGACAGCCGTATGTCAAGACACTGTTCTGGCTGAACTACTTCAAGCTAAAATCAGAACAAGATTACATATTATCAAAGCATGGCAGAACTTGACTTTCTTGATTCACTTGGCTTCACTGAGCAGGAACTGACTCAGCCACAAACTGCGTATGAGAAGTTAATTCTTGAGATAGCCAATCAAGTGACAGATGACTTCAAGCAGTACATCAGTGACAATGTGATGAACACTGGAGCATTGATGCAGTCAGTGGTGTACATGCCAACTGGACAATTCAGCTTTGAGATACAAGCTGATCAGTATTACAAGTTTCAGGACCAAGGTGTGAACGCACTACCAGAGGTACCAGGATACAAATACAAAAGACCAACGGTGTCAGGCAGTGCATTCTCTTTCCGTACACCATTTGTCAGTGGCAACATGGCCAAGGCAATACAGCAGTGGAAAGGTGGCTCAATGGAGAAAGCATATGCAACAGCATCCAGTATCAAGCACCATGGATTGCAACCTAAACGAATCACAGAGAATGTCATGACAGATGACGTGCTCAATAAGATAGCATCAGACTTGGCAACAGTGACCGGTTTGATATTTGACGTATCATTCACAAAGAACACATCAACATGGCAATAACATTTTCACAAGAGCCCCTTCTATTTTCATCAGCAAGCAATCCAATCATCTATACATTTAGCAGTGATCAGACAGGACAGCCAAACTTCAGCTACAAGATAGAGCTGTACATTGATACTGCTTTGTTTGGAACGTATGAGCTGTATCCAATGTTTGATGAATTCTGCAAGTTTGATGCATCAGAGTATGTGCGCTCATTCCTGAAGACTCACATGTCTTTGGCTACTGGTTTCATCTGTGAGACTTCTGATCAGTGGAACACTATTGGATTGAAGGTGTATGAAAGCTATGGCAATCCGCCTGCATTAGAAGACTTTGCATCTGCAGGCAACATCACATGTTTCAATGCAGCGCTCAGATATGATGACTTTGTGAATTTTAACTATTCAGAATACTATCTAGATCCATTGCTTGGAATGACACCATACTGGCTGACAACCTATCCATTGTTTGACAAACAATTGACTACATCATTTCATGGCCATACAGATTGTATCTTGACCAATCCTGCAGTAGATTCAAGCCACAGAAACTGTACTGGATGAACAAGTTTGGAGTCATAGAACAGTTTGAATTCAGAATGTATTCAGAAGAAAGCACTGCTATCACTAGCTATGGCTATCAAGTGCAACCTGGTGAGTGGGTGGATGGTGGACAATATGCACTGAAAGTGAGTGATTCTGAGAAACGCAACAACATGAAGACGGCAGAGGACCGCATCACATTGAATAGTGATTGGATGAAGCCTGCAGTACAGAATTGGCTAGTGCGTGAGCTGTATGAATCACCACAAGTGTGGCTATATTTAGGTGGAGTGTATAAGCCAGTGATCCTGGAGAATAAAGAAAGCAGACAGAAGTCAAGATTCAGAGATGGATTGATTCAAGAAACTGTGGTAGCCACTATCACCAACAGCTACAGAACACAATTGAACTAGTATGGAGCTATACATCAACAACATTCTGGTGGACTTGAATGACAAGATTCCATTTCCACTGACATACAACATCAGTGACATCAAGGACTTGTCTGCTAGAAAGGGCAACAACTCAAAGACCATTGCTTTGCCTGGTACTGCTACCAATGTTCAGCTATTGTCAAATGTGTTCAGCCTATCTGCCACAGCAGGTGCACCAATGGCATACATGAATTTTGATCCATCATTGAAAGCTTCAGCAAGATACTATCACAATGG